GCCAGATGGCTCACGCCGCACGCTGACCGGCTGGGACTACAGCCGCGACGCCTCAGTGCGAACCATCACGATGTCCGTTGAACTGGAGTCATACCAACGAGATATTCCAGGTACAGCCCGCAACAAGTGGTGGCGCATAATTGCAACCGGCGTAACAGGTTTCACTGGCCCTTGGAATAATGGCGACGTATTCACCAAACACGCCCGCAACGCAAACGGCGTTCAATTTGCCTTTAGTTATACCGTTACCACAGGCCTTGTTTACGAAGAGTACGACGAACCGAGATCAGCAACTCGCCTGTTCCAGCAGTACAGCGGTATTGCCGAAGTCTCCCACTACGGCGAACTGATTAGCCGGAGCTGCGACGGCAACCCCGAACACGAGGTTGTCTATGTCAACGAATGCTTGGCTGAGGACAACGTGCCGGAATACCAAAACTGTGCAGTTGCTGGCTTGAAGCTTCGCTCTAGTGACAACTTCCAGCAGCTCGATCAACTCCGCTGCTACATCCAAAGCGGCATTGAAGTGGAACGTCTGATTGATGGCGATACCGGCTCTAGCAACCTCCTGACTGATTTGCTCTGGTACTTGGCAACTGACACCGATACTGGAGCAGGCAGCATCGTCAACAGCGGCTTGGTTGACCGCACCACGCTGACCGAAACCGGGCGTTTCCTTCGCGCAAACAACCTGTTCTATGACGACGCCATTGCAGAGTCGATCAATATCCGTGGCTGGCTAGCTGAGATTGCCCCAAGCGTCCTCTGCTTCATGACGCTGAAAAACGGCAAGTTGGCAATCGAGCCTGCCTTGCCTTACGACAGCAACTACAAGATCGCGCCAGATCAAGCCCTGCAAATCCGGGGCATGTTCACCGACGGCAACATCATTGAAGATTCGCTCAAGCTTGAGTGGATTGACCTTGAGGATCGCAAGCTGTTCCAAGCCGCAATTCTCTACAAGTGGGCAGGCACTAACAAGATGCCCGAGCAGCAAAGCGTTTTGGTCCGCTACGACGAGGCTGGCGCTGCAGATCTACCACTTGAAAACTTCGAGCTGTCCCACATCACTGGTGACATTCACGCCCTTTTGGCTGCTCGCTACTTCCTCGCCGTCCGTAAGCACGTCACTCACAGCGTCACATTCCAAACCCTGCCCTGGGGCTTGTCCCTTGCTCCCGGTGATTACATCCGCGTTGCCACCGAGGTCAGCCCCTATAGCCCAACCAACAACGGCATCGTCAAGGAAGATGGCACGGTCATCTCTGTGACCGACCTGGCCGACGGCAGCTACAACGTTTATTACTGGGACCGCACCCAAACCGAAGTCTTTTCCGGTGTGCTGGAAATCAGTGGCGGCGTGGCGCAGGATCTGAGGGATTCGGTGTTCTCTGTCATCGGCTCGAACGTCAGTTCGCAGGTGTATCAAATCGAAGCGCTCGACGTGAACACTGACGGCATCGTGACGATTAAGGCAAGCAACCACCCAGTAAACTCAAGTGGACAGAGCCTGATCGCCCGCGACGTACTGGACGTGGACGGCAACTTTGAGATCGTTGAGGGGCCAACACTCGAATGAGCTACCCATCCCTGACACCCAGCTCCCGTAATTTCAACGCTGGCGATTACTCCTACAAAACGTTTAAGTCTCAAAACGGCTCGGAGACTCGAATCCTGTACGGCGATAAGCGCACGGGGATGACGCTGGATTTGACCTACGAGAACATTGCCGATACATACGCTGACGATTTCATTACCCACTACGACTCGGTAAAGGGCGGGTTTGAGACATTCACCCTTCCTGAAGAGTTCCGCACGGGCTGGAGCGGAAGCAGCTCTGCGATCGACGCTGCGACCGGCAACAAATGGCGCTACGACTCGCCGCCCGCGATCAGTTCTGTGCGACCCGGAATCAGTAGCGTTACCGTAAAACTGATAGGTGTCCTGTAATGGCGAAGGTCTATACCGGCAAAGACGGACGCCTGCTGATTGATGGTACGGAGCAGATCAAGGTCAGCAACTGGAATTTGACCGGATCGCTTGAGGTTCTAGAAACCACGACACTGGGCGATAACCAGCGCACGTACGCGCCAGGTGTCCAAGAATTCAACGGCAGTGCAAGTCTGATTTATTACAACGACGGCACTGACCGCAACGACGCGGCCACAGCTCTAAAGAAAGTGCTGAAGGTTGATGGCATCACAGATAGCGACACAGTCACCCTCACCTTGAGGCTGGTCGAGGGCAGCACTAATCACGACGTCAAGCTGACTGCCTATATCACCAGCGTCAGCTTCGGTGCGAGTGTTGGTGAGATCAGCAAAGCCGAAATTTCGTTCCAAGCAACCGGTGCTCTGACCTCGGTCACGATCTAATGGGCATTTACCTAGGCAACATCGGCAATGTTGAACTGACCCGCAAGTCGCTTGAGGGTTATAAAGAGTCGATCGTCAACCCGTCCGACGTAAACGCCATTACAAACCGGTTCAGTTTCGACTTTGATGAAGGCCTCCTTATTACAGGTGACCTGATTGAGATCGCCACAACCGATGGCACGGATCTTGATTTTGTCGATGCAAGCGGTTGGGCCGCCGCTTCCGTTCAGACCAGCGGCAACTGGTACGCCTACGTCGACCAGCTAGGCGGCATCAAGCTTTACGACACCTTTGACAACAGCCTTGAGGGCGGATCAACAGGTCTGGTCTCTCTTGTTGCAATTGCGCGGGATATTCCAATTCGGGTGAACATCCGCGACCGCGACTCCCGGATTTTGGGTCGAGTCAGCGAGTACGAGATCAACACATCGCGTGAGGCGGTCGACTTCACGGCTTTAGGCGACCAGTACAGACAGCAGTACAGCAGCCTGATTACCGGAAGCGGCAGCCTTACCGCTGAGTGGGATTACGTCAACGAAACAGGCAAAGAGACGGTCCAGTATTTGATGCAGCTGGTCCTTCGCACGGAAATCGGTTCATCGTTTAGGGGCAAGTTCTATATCAAGTCAGAAGACACGTCAGCAGCATCAGGCTCCTTTGAGTCGACACAGACTGACGATTCCTTGTGGTGGGAGTTCGACGCACTCGTCACCAACAGCGCAACAAGCTTTGCCTCAGGTCGTTTGATCGTCTCAACAATCCAGTTTGTGGCAACTGGTCCGATTCGACTTAGGTCCAACACGATCACGCCTGACTACTTGCTGCAAGAATCAGGCGACAAGATCTCGCTTGAGCAAAACGCCAGCGAATACTTGACGTTAGAAGGCTTAGACTAGCCGCAACCGTAGGCGGCACTAGGGACGTAGGGCATGGCCGATCTAAAGATCACGCAACTAGCGGCCCTTGCCGGCGCCGACTTAGCAGCGGCAGACGAACTCGCTGTTGCGGACATAAGCGCAAGCGAGACCAAGAAGATCACGGTTACCGATTTATTCGGTAATGCCGCCACGCTGATTGCTGACGCCACGATTCCCGGCGCCAAGATCCTGTTTGGCAGTCAGGAGATTGCTGGTACGGCACTTGTCAATGGTGCTGTCGATTCCACGCAGCTAGCCGCTGATTCTGTTACGTCGGCCAAGCTTGCAGACGAGTCGACCGTCAACCTGATCACGACGCTGCCCCTAAACGGTGCGTTCACTGGTCAGCTTGCTCTCGACACTGACGACAACAAGATTTACTGCTGGAACGGCACAAGCTGGGTCAGCATTAAAGCTGCCGGTTCGGTCAATGCAGTTGTCGGCAGCACAACCGGTGCCATCAACATCGTTGTTGCTACTTCTGGCGACACCCGCACCATTAGTGCAACGTTCGACGACACCACTGCAGGCGGTCAGTTCTTGGCTGGCCCTAGCGGGAGTGCCGGTGCCGTTAGCTACCGGACCATTACCGCGGCTGATCTCCCGACCGCAACCACCACCGACAAGGGTGCAGTTGTTGTCAACGGCAATGGCCTGACCCTGAGTGGCAGCACCATTCAGATCGACAACACGGTCACCGCCAATACGACCGAGTACCACCTCACCAAATACGACGCCAACGGTCTGGTCACTGAAGGCCGTCAAATTACCGCTGCTGATCTTCCGGCTGCTGCAACTGGTACGGCTGGCGCTGTGTATCCCGGCAGTGGTCTTGATGTTGGCGCTGGCGGCGAGCTTAACCACAGCAATTCCGCAACGCCCGGTACTTACACCAAGCTGACGATTGACTCTCAAGGTCACGTCACTGGCGGCACGACGCTTGCTGCTGCTGATGTCCCTGACATTCCCGCAACCAAGCTGACCAGCGGCACGCTTCCTGCAGACCGCGTTGGTGCAAGCAGCATTACCGGCGTCAAGCTTGCTGATTCTTCCACTGTTCAATTCGGTGGTTCTGGCTCAACTGCAGGCGTGGTGACCTTCCCGACTGCTGAGTTCAAGGGTCAGTATTTCTGGGATGAGCTGAACGGTGACCTTTACATCTGGTCTGGGTCTGCATGGCTGCCCGTCACGATCACCAGTGGTGAGCTGATTTTTTCTGGAACGTATGACGCCAGCACTAATCAGGTTGATTCCACAACCTCTGCAGGTGCAGCTCTCGGTTTGACGGTTGGCAGCGCACTGCCCGCCGCTTCTGACACCAACAACCGGTACTACTTGGTTGTCAGCACTTCGGGTACTGGTTCGGGTAATGCCCCGGCTGAAGCTCTGGCGCCGCCGGACATGATCCTGAGCAATGGCACGAGCTGGGAACTGATCGACGTTTCCGGTGCTATTGCAGGTCAAACCGCAACCAACATCAGCTTTACGGCTTACGGCGACGTTGCATCAACCAACGTTCAGGCAGCAATTCAGGAGCTTGACGATGAAAAACTTGGCACGGCGCTAACCGATGGTTATGTCTACGTCGGCAACTCAAGCAACGAGGCAACCGGCGTTCAGTTCAGCGGTGATGTAACGCTGGACAATGCAGGCGTTGCAAGCATTGCGGCTGGTGTGATCGTCAACGCTGACATCAGTGCCTCAGCTGCAATTGATTACAGCAAGCTGGCGTCACTGTCGCCTGGGTACGTCGTTGTTGGCAGTGCAACCAATGTGCCAACAGCACGGCAGGTAACGGGTGACGTCACCATTAGCAACACGGGCGTAACCAGCATTGCTGCTGGCGTCATTGTTGATGCGGATGTCAATGCAAGCGCTGCGATTACCGGCACCAAGGTTGCTGCTGGTACGACGAGCACACGCGGCACGCTTCAGCTGACTGATTCGACTAGCAGCACAAGCACCACGACCGCTGCGACTCCTAATTCAGTCAAGACGGCTTACGACCTAGCCAATGCCGCGCTGCCCAAGTCGGGTGGCACGATGACGGGCGCGATCACCTTTGCTGCTGGCCAAACCATTAGCGGTTACGGCTTGCTGGATGGAGCGCAGACCTGGACGAAGGGCCAACGCGGCGAGATCACGGCACTGACCAGTGGTACGACTGTGACCGCTGATTTTGCGGATTCAAATAACTTCAGCCTGACGCTGGACCATAACGCAACGATGGCCAATCCGAGTAACTTGACGGCTGGTCAGTCTGGCGCGATTTGGATTACGCAGGGCACCACAGGTGGAACGATGGCGTTTGGCACCTATTGGAAATTCAGCGGCGGTACTGCACCCACACTGAGTAGCACCAGCGGCCAGGTTGACTGCCTGGTTTATGCGGTTGAATCGAGCACTAGCATTACAGCAACCCTGCTTTCCAACCTGAGCTGACATGTCAATTCCCGGAAGCGCCCTGCCTCTGCTGTTGGCAAGCTCTGCTGGAGCAGCTGGTGGCTACGAGATCGAACGTTCGGTGCGGTTCAACTCAGCCGATAGCGCGTACCTCAACCGCACCCCAGCATCGTCGGGCGATAGACGGACATTTACTATTTCTTGCTGGGTAAAGCGTTCAACGTTGGGAGCTTATCCGGTTATTTTTAGCGGTGGGCAGCAATCTGCAGATGTTGGCTATTTGCAGATGTCATTTGAGAATGACACTTTTCAGGTTTACATAAGTGGTGGCGCCACGTTTACTGACCAAGCAAAATATAGAGACCCTTCGGCTTGGTATTCATTTATTCTTGCTGTAGACACAACTGCCGCCACTGCTTCTGATAGAGTCAAGGCATACGTCAACGGCACCCCTGTAGCCTGGAATAGTCCGCCAACTATTTCGCAAGACTTTTACACGCTAGTTAATAAGGCTGGTGATGTACAGCAAATAGGTGCGGGTAAGAACAGCGTTGGAACTACTAACGTGTTCTATGACGGGTATTTAGCAGACTTTTACCTAATTGACGGTCAAGCGCTAGACCCCACCGACTTCGGTGAGTTTGACGACAACGGCGTGTGGCAGCCGATTGAATACGCTGGAACCTACGGCACCAACGGCTTCCACCTTCCCTTTAACGACAACAGTTCTGCCTCTGCACTTGGCACGGACGACAGCGGCAACGGGAATGATTGGACGGTTAATAATCTCAGTGTCACCGCTGGTATAGGCAACGACTCCCTCCGTGACTC